TAAACATCCACATAAGTCTCTTTCTTGTCTCCGTTATGCGTGATTTCTGCATAATTTCCACAAGGTTCGCTTGATGTAATTGCGTTCGTACTAACAAGAGCTTTCCAGTTTTGCAGGGTCTTGCTAAACCAGACTACAAAGCAATCTTTTGCTTTGATTTCACGACCTGATAAGCGCGAAAATTCTTGTGATGCCAATCGTTTTGCTTTTTCTAACATTTTTATTCCTCCATTTTTTCGTATGTTTCTGCAAAAATATCCGGCTTGCATGGATAAAATTCTCCTTGTACACCTTTGATAATGTAGTCACCTTCTGTTGCAATCATCAATCCTTCAAGTGTTTCTATCTTTAAAACTGGATTATCCAAATCAGCATAATCTACACGAACTGGATCTAATCCTAATTTTGATAACTCCAAAATTGATTCTTCTGTATCTACGAACTGAACCGCCTCAATTACAACTGGTTTCTTTCTGTATTTCATTTTTTCAGTCCTTTCTTTACACCTTCAACTATTCCGCTGATCACGGCCAGAATAATAAAGATTAACAACAAAAATACCAACCACCCGAAAGCGATTGATACCAAATTCCAAATAAACATGTTTTTTCTCCTTTCTGAGTACGAAAAAAGCACTTAGATTTCTCTAGGTGCTTTGATAACTATTAATAAGCAAATTCAAGTTTTGGTTTAATTTCAAAGGTATCATAAAGTTACCTTGCATATTCGTAACCTAATTTACCTTTAATACGATTAAACGTTTCCAAAATGTGACTGGGGGTATCCTCTTGAAATACAAATCTAGGAGTTTCATCATCTGGGTAACTGGATTTTACCCATGGATAAATCTCTGTATAGAATTGCATTGTTTCTTTACTAGGTAGCGCCATTACTTCCATTTCAGTACCTCCTTAACTTTTTGTAACAATATTTTATCTGGCGTGTCTTCAGCTAAAACACCGACTTCAGCTACTAATTCATTGATATTATTTTTCTCAAAAGCAGCTAACGCATCAATACTAATTCTATGAAGATACATCATATCAAGGTTTTGTTGTGTTTTCACATACGACACCAACGGAGCATTTAATGCTTTCATTGCTTCTTCAAGGTTATTATACCTCTTTTTATTCTTTTTGTAAAACGCTTTTGCAGAATCCCAATGTTTTTTATGGGTCAACTCATGCTTTAAAATACCGGTAAGGTCATTTGAAGCAAAGTAGTCATCTGACAACAGGTTTTGAATCTGCTCTTTTGAATGCAAAATATCACTAACAAAAAGAATATTTTGTTCTTGATTATATCCTGCAAAAGCGTTCAATCGACTATGTTTCACAATGACAATTTTAGGCACGTCAAAGTCAGATAAGTCTTTCAAACCTTCATGAACGTTTCGCATGGTATCCCTAATTTTCTTAGTGTTGTCTTGTAACCAAAAATCATAACCCGTCCCATGAACTTGTTTAGCGCTGACCCGAATCCTATCACCGACTACGAATTGTTGTGATTTCGCCATTAAATCAATTGAACTCATATCCTGATTATACACCTTTCCCCCATCTTTAGCAACGTACCTAGAATACCACTCTTTATAACTCATATCAGCAGGTACGTACTCGACTTTGCCAGTCTTAGGATTTCTCGCTCGTCGCTCTAGCTTGCTGTAGTCGATATCGTCATCATGTGCGATAGTCGTAGACCTGCACCATGGATGCAGAGGTGGATAGTTCACACCAGGAACAGCCTTGTCCGTATCGTAGACCTTGTTGTCATGCTCTTGACAGATGTGTGACGTCCGTCTGTCCAATACTGCCACAAATTTGTACTTGGTGATTTCAGCATCTTCATAGCTGAGCAGTTCCATTTGGTTATGAAAAAAGGCTGACTCAGTCCGAACCAAGCGCCTTGCGTTATTTTGACCTGCTCTAAACCGTTCAGCGATTGCTTGAGACGTATCTCTTACGCTTCGGCCAGTCATGAGACTCACTAGGAGCTCATCTTTCACGCTTGAAGCAAGCGCCCCTGTGTTTTCCCATATCCTATCCGAATAGCCCTCTCCTGTCCATTTAAGAGCCTTTAGGCGCTTGATTTCAGTTTCAGGGAGATTAGAGAAACTATAAGCGAATCCAGTCTGCTGTTGCAAGTCAAAAGTAGCCTTGTAATAACTATCCTTCATCAAGTCGCTATAAAAGGCATCTGAGCCTGTTTTCTCGGAGTGATAGATAGAATCACGCATGCGGTCTAAATCGTCGTTTAGATGTTCTAAACGTTTCATGCGATAAGCATAAGCTGGACTGTCTAAATCAGCAAGCAAGCGTTGGATGTTCGGGTCGTTTGGTCTAGCTTCAAGAACCTTGCGAAGTTTTGCAAGGTCTTTCTGGTCCTTCATGTTTTTTAAGACCTGTCTAGCATCACGCTCGCTCAACCCATAATCACGCTGGAATTTATCAAAAACTTTGTTGATTTGCTTGTCTAAATAGGCTTTAGATTGCTTGTAAATCTCGTCAAACTTATCCGCTTGCTTCTCAGCCTTATCCATCTGCTCATAGATGAGATTAGCCTTCCGCTTCGTCCAGTAATCCTTGCTCTTCATCTGCTACCTCATCGTCTGGCTTTGTGTTAACCTGATTAAAGAATGGCACACGTTCCTTGGCCTTTTCTTTCTCTTCCTCGAGTTCTTCCAATTCAGCGTCAGGATCTTCAACGAATGGCAAGAGAGAAATAAGCTGACGAAGCGATACCTTACCTTCAAGATTATTGATAATCTGTGATAATTCAAGCAAGTTCTTAGGTAATCCACGGCTGAATTGTGGCACGATTGAATGTGCTTCAAGAGCGATCTGCTGCATGCCCAAATAATGAGCGAAGATAGCAATCCGTTGCCTGAGACCTCGCTTGTAGTTCGCTTCTTTCGTCTTAGTAATCATTTCAAGGCCCATCAGCTTGAATTCCATGGCTACGCCTGAACTATTGCCTGCGAAGTTCTCATCTGTCAAATTCGGCACATGACTGAATGTGTAGATATCTTCTTTCAAAGCCTTACGCAAGATTTCAGTCGCGTTTTCGTCCAGAGCATTCTTTAAGAAATCAGCCTTGGCATCTGCTGGCAGTTCCAAAAGACCTTCTTCAGCAAGGATACTCATTGCCTCTCTAGCATCTTCCAGATTGTCAGCTAACTGCGCACCGTACAGAACAAGGATAGACTCTACTGCTTGCTCTTTGTCATTGACTCGATTGCCCATCAACGAATTGTAAGCATCAATCAAGCTAATCTGTTGCTCGTAGTCACCAATCGCAAAGTGATTATTGCGGTATTCGATGATTGGGATTTGTCCGAGGTTGTGAGTTTCTACATTCTCATTCTGCGTCGTTCCTATGCTCGAATCACGCAGCACAATGTGATAATGCAGATTCTGAGTAAAGACTTCCGCTTGATACTTAGTAGCATCTTTCGTGTCGTCTTTAATTTCGTAATAGTAGACCGCAAACAAGGCCTTACGTTCGATGCTATCATCATAAACGATGAATACATTCTCAGGATCTACGCTGGTCGAATCTAGTTCAGTCAATCCCTCTTTGGCATAGATGTACTCGTAAGCACGCCCATAAATAGCCATGTTCAGAGCATTCTGCGCATCCACTTGGTCAATTTCGGCACCATCAAAAGCCTCAAGCAAAGGCTCAAGGTCGCTATCAGCCGTGTTGTTATACTTGATAGGATTGCCCATGAAATATCCAGTAGACGTGTCTGCTATGTCCTTAGCGTGGTTAGCTACTGTTTTAAAGTTTGGAGCATTCTGATTCCTTCTCGTGTGATTCAAGATAGCATGCTCACCCAAGTAGTATTTTTTCAATTTCTGCAAGTGGCTGCGTTCTTGTGCGTGTTTGCGAATCAGCTTGTAAATCAATTCCTTATTCAAGGATTTTTCATCATATCCATCTCTCGGATAAGTTAAAATCTGATACATTTAATTCCTTTCTAAAAGCCATAGCGTGATTTACGTTTAACTTTAGCTTTCATCTTCAGTTTGTTATTCACGCTTTCGACAATACCTGTCAAAGCGTCCGCTGCGTCATCATGTGCGTTCTTGCCTTCGCGTTGATAGGTCATTAGTTCCTGGTATAATTCTGGCCATCTATGCCGCCAATTGGCAGGGAAATAAATATGCTCCATTGCCCATGTCGCATTCGTTAAAATGCGAGCTTGTTTATTTTGCGACTGATGAAACCAATTAAAAATCGTGTAATGATTGTTATAGTTTGATTGTGTCAATCGTTCAACGTTTCGAGCAAATCCGCGTCCGCCATTGTTGCTTTCGATGTCGCATGTATTTACATCATGTTCCGATAACTTCCTAGCAAGCAACGGTTCGGTGACTTCCATAGGTTCTTTGGTAAACACAACATCAAGAATGTAGACTTCATTATCAGAAGTTACACCATAAATATAGCTCGATAAGTAGTCGCTACCTGTGTCTGCTGTATCTGTATAAGCACCAATCCGCTTAAATTTTGGTTTGATGTCATAAGTTTTAAACTCGCTGTATAATCTACCCTTGATATCAATGGGTTCTTGTTGATAGTTGGCCGAAGCAATATCGGAACCCATAGCTTTGACCTTGCGGAAATAAGACTCTTTGCTCAGAACATCCTCACACAACATAGTGTCTGTTTCTTCATCGTAGGTCCGCATACTGATATGCTTGACGCTATATCCAGATTCGGGCAACTTACTCAAAGCCTTACCTGCTAAATCTTCAGAATGCCAGCGTGTCATAATAATAATGAGCTTGCCGCCTTCTTCCAAACGCGACAGCATGGTATTTGTGAACCACTCCCAATGCCCCTCTAGGATATTCGCATTATTAGCTTCTAGGGCGCTCTTAATCAAGTCATCTATGATAATGACATCCGCACCGAAACCTGTTGCAGTACCACCAGGAGAGGTAGCCAAGTAATTGTTATACCCCTTTTCCAGTGACCAAAGGTTCATAGCTCCATCGCCACGCTTGATTTTGGTATCCGGGAATATGTCAGAAAAGACTGTGATGGAATCGTCTGCCTTTTCTTCCTGAATAGCGTTTCGAACAGATTTTGAAAATACTGTTGACAGTGTATCATTGTATGAGCCTGTCATGATCTTCTTGCTATTGTCGTTTCCTAAAAGCCACTGTACGAACATGCCAGCCGTACGAGATTTTCCGTGACGCGGGCCAATATTGATGATCAACACATTGTGCTCGTCGTCAGACATGAAGTTTTGAAAACTGTCACACAACTGTTTTAGATAGATTCTTTCTGGTTTGTAGAAATCTCCCGCCATAAGTTGGCAATAATAGAAAAAGTCACGTTTAGCAAGAGTCAATTGAGCCTGTCTGCGAATCGCAGCCTTATCCATCATCCACCAACTTTCTGAGTTCTTCAGTTGTCAATCCATCAAAAGGATTATTGACTGATACAGAACCATTATGACTGATTTCCTGTTCTCGTTTATCCCTCCACATGTCAGGCCTGCGGTTTTTGAGCCAAAATATTTGGGCAGTTGTATCCGGCAAAGCGACCTTGTCATTTTCTATCAAGATAATTCTTTCTCGCGTTGGGATAGCTTTAATTGCTGCATCTTTGATTTCTTGACCGGTAGCTTCTGGATTATCTAGTCTGTATCGATTCTCAAACTCTCTCCGCTCTGTCGCAACAACCTCTGGATCTCTATCAACCACCTTTGCCGTCCTCTCTGTATAAGTAAAACCTAAAGCTTTTTTCAAAAGAGCATTTTCAACTTGTCTATCAACAACTTCCTTCCCCTTTTTTAGGGACTCAGAAAATGAAGAAAATTGTTTTTTCCAAACATTCAAAGTCTGTTCAGCAATTCCGATGTTGTGTGCGATTTGTTTATCAGTGAGCCCATCTCTAGCCCATCCTTCAATTAGTGTAAGGCCTTCTTCTGTCAGCCAATAAGTATACTTAGCTATGATGCTCACCACCTTTCAAGTAATCAAAAAAAGCCACACAATGTATGACTTTCACTAGATCCATCATAAGAACAACAGGGCTCGAACATGCAACCAATAGATTAAAAGTCTACCGCTCTACCACTTGAGCTATGTTCTTACTGCAAGCAGACTACAGACTTGCGTGTTAATTAGAAATTACTTTTTTCTTTTTTATTTTTTATTTTTTGTAGTCATTTAAAACCTCTGAGGGAATCAAACCCTCTAGCTTATAACTTACCTAGGATATAAGTAGCTACGCAATCATGCGAGGTCCAGTCGCTCCGCAACCATTTGTAAGTTAATGAGTGATATATGAAACCCCACCCAGAAGATTTAACTCATTCTGGGACACAAACACTCAAAGGAGAGTGTGGGATTCGAACCCACGGAACGCACATAGGCGACCACCCGTCTAGCAAACGGGCGCATTCAACCGGACTCTGCCAACTCTCCATGTTAGGGAAGGCTTACTGCCTTACCCTTAATTCTTGATGATACTATAATAGCACGATTGTTAGACCAGTGCGCTTCAACCTAGTTCACATTAGTTCGCTTTTATCAACTACAACACCCAATTCACGGATTGCATCTTTCTTCTTTTTGTAGAAAGTAGTCTTGCTGCATTGTAAAAATTCAATCATATCATACACGCTTGCTTTCTGAATATACACCATCCTTAAAATTGTTCGACTTGCAGGCTTAGGTATTTTATCAATCAATTTACTGAGCTCAATTCTTCGCTGGATAGCTTCAGCAGTTGCTTGCTTCATGTACTCTTTCAAGGAATCTTGCATGCTAAAAATATCGATGTAACGTTCATCTAATCGAACCTTCTGACCACCTTGAATCTTATCCATGTTCATTTTAGGACTAGAAAGTAAACTAGCTTCAAGATTAGCAAGTTCGTCTATTCGATTCTGTATCTCTTCATCCAAATTCTGTAGTTCATCAAGTAACTCTTTAGCCTTGTTCACTCTCTGTCTCCTTTATGATATAATAATAGTGTGTTAATTATAGCTGAGGCAGAGAATGTCTTGGCTTTTTTTATTACTTGTATTCATTCACCAATGAATCTTTTTGTGCAGTTACTCCTGTTCTGGTTTGAAAGGTAGTTCCTTCCTTGCTTCGCTCATAATGTGAGGATTGTCTGTCGGCAGTGTTGCGAAGTATGTCATCGATACTGCTGCTTGACAAAAAATCATTTCATCAAAAACTAGCTGACATAACTCCACCAGACACTCCTCAATATCAAACACCTCGTTATCGTCTTCACTATCCATTTGCTCTTCATAAAATTCTGCAATTTCACAAGCTTTTCTGTACAATTTACCTGCAAACTCTCTTTTCATTTCTTCCATCACTCCACCTCCTGAACTTTCCATCCAAGGATATTTGCGATCTCTTGGGCTTCTTCCTTTGTATCGAATTTCTTGACATACTCCATCGTACCAGGTTGTTCATCAACTAGTATGACAATTTCAATATCTTCTTGACATTTTTTAAAATACAAATGATTGCCATCTGTCACTACATACTTTGTTTCCTGAATATCGTAGCCGTCAAGCCAAGCACGAGCGAAAACATCTCTGTTTTCATTGATCCAAGATTTTATTTTTTCTCCCACAATACCCTCTTTGAAAATATAGTACATAACACGATACACATCATCGCTAGGTGCTATCTCTTCATAGTATCCTGAAGTATTTCTGAATTTAAAACCATTTCTTTTTACATTGGCAATCCAATCCGCCACAAACTGCGGAATGGTAAATTTCTCACGTTCAACCACACCCTCAAATTTTCCTTGCTCGTAGCCTTCACGCCATTTTGCATGACTAAAATCTTGCTCAAATTCACCCATGATAGCCTTCAGCCAAACTTCACAATCATGCAATGGCAATTCTCGTAATCTTGCCAGTATGTTTTTGACATAGCGAGGCGCTTCGTCTGCGTGACCCATTTCTGGTTCGTCTAGTTGTTCAATTGATTCCAATATCCAATTTCTATTAATTGTGATTGTATCTGCGATAGGCCCCTCTGTATAAGGCAAATCCTCGATACGTTTAATCAGTTCCTGTTTACGCATTTTTCTACCTCCAATTCCTTTTCTAAAGTAGTTTTATTTGTTTTTCATAATCATTAAGTCTCTGTTGAGCAAGGTTGAAGATGTCTTTGTCAAGCTCGCAACCAACATACTCAAAACCTAATTCTTGGCAAGCAATCAAGCTACTTGCTGAACCGACGTGAGTATCAAGAATCTTATCTCCGTCTTTTGCGTAGTTCTGAAGTAACCAGAAATAAAGATTTATCGGTTTTTGTGTTGGATGGATTCTAACTTCATTCAAGGCCTTATTTCCTTGTTGTATATGACCTTCAGAGATTGATTTACCTTGCATCATACCATTCCACATATAGCGAAATAGTCGCGTGCTATCATGCAAACTGCAGTATGCTATCTCACAATCTGAGAAACTTGACTGGCCATTAACTTTATCCCAAACAATGCGACCGGGGGAAAAAGAGTGGTTGAAGTAGTTAACGCCCCAAATAATTTGATTTTTTGAAACTCTAAATAATTCATCAAAATAATCTTTCCCTGGAACTTCCCATTTAGTTGTTTTGTCATACAATCTATGGACTCCTATAGGACTGATTTTGTTCCCATAAAATTCTCTTTGTTCTGGGCCAGAAAAATATGGTGGATCTACAATAGCTAAATCAAAATAGTTATCAGGATATTTTTTCATGACATCGATGCAATCTTCATTAAGAAATAATTTCAAGTTCTCACCTCATCCATCTTAACTTTATACATTCGATTCCCTCGATACTTGCTCTCAAGCTAATTCTTGCATTTGGCAGCATCACCCACTTTCTTAAAGAAGTGAGTTTCGTCTACCATGTTGTCAAAATATAGTGTTACTGTATATGACATTTCTTCTCCTTTATTTATTAAAAAGTATGCTTATTTTGTGAATATTTTTCACACGGTTACAGGTTACATCACTTTTTGAAAAACATATTTTATAAAAAACAAGAATGCTGTTATATCAACGTTTATAGCACTTGCTATTTTTACTTATTAAATATTTTATATAAATGATGTAACCTTACTAATAGACACTCCAAAACCTCAGTAGTATCAAGGGTTTAAGAGGGTTACATCACTTTTTTTAAAATTTTATCAAAAACAGCACTCAAACCGTTGATATAATTGACTTTTCCTGTGGTTACATCAATGATGTAACCTGATGTAACCGAAACATGATTTTTGACCGTTTTTTGCCTAAAAGGTTACATCATTTTTACTAAGGTTACATCACTTCTATTTGTATATTTTTTCTAAAATATGCACGTAGTGTCTTCCCTTTAACCTTCTTTATTTTGTATTCCCAATCCTGATTATTGTCCATAATCAACTTGATCTTCCTAGCAATCTTTTCACCTCTCGCGCTATCGATATCAAAGACATTCTTTAATATCTGTTTGGCAGACACACTCGATTGAAGCTTCACACCTTCATATAGCAGACCGGACTCATTGCGATAGCTACCATCATTGAAGTAGCACCAGGTATATTGATGTTGCTGAGTGACTGAAAAGTCTTCCCATTCTTCTGGGACTAGCATTTCAAGATAGTCGTATACTTGCGATTCGGCTTCATCTTTATAAGTGAAGCGCTCCTTATAGACCGCAAGCTCATTTTCGAACTCATCATCAAAGGTAAGGATAAATCCTTTTTTGTAAATAGCGACTGCTTCACCCCAAAGCTGGAGCACATCATGATCGGTCATATCAAATGGCTTGACAAACTGCTGGCCTGCATCCACCAGCACAGGCAGAAAGCGCCGCTCGCCAGTCTTGTCTCCCAGGTACTCAATTTTATTGCTGGTCCTTGCGATCACAAAGTTTTTAGGGAATTTTTCGGCCCTTCGACCGTAGGATCTACGGAAAGAAAGTTCTGTTTTAGTCACGAAAGCTTTTAACTCATCAAAAGTGGTCTTCCTGGAAGCAACCATCTCATCGTCGTTGACAATCAGTGATTTCAGCATAATCTCATAGTTGTCCTTGTCCATAAAATCTTTAGCCGAATCCGTGTACCAATCAACAGCTATCTTTTGCAAGAAAGTGGTCTTACCAGCACCTTGGCCACCGACCAAATCGAGCGTGTAGTCAAATTTAACCCATGGATTAAAAACCTTGGAGACGGCCCCAACAAAGAACATGACGGCTATTTTTTGAACGAAAATACTGTCCTCGGCACCTAACCAAGTTTGAAATACCTGGGCAAGTCGTTCTTTATGATCCCATGACTCATAAGCATTTTCCATATATTCTTTAACCGGATTGTAGGTTTTTTCTGCAAAAAATGCTTCAATACCATCCCTTAATGCTCCAGCCTTGAAAACTGTCTTGAAGTGATTCTCCAAATATACGCTTAGGTAGGATTCAAAGGCTGAAGGTAGCTGCCCCTTCCTTAACTGGATAGCATCCAGTTTTACGTCCTCTACGATTTCGTGTTCACCAGTAAATTCATTGTGTCTGAGAAAGTCGTTGAGCTTGTTATCGCTCTTCATTGCAAGAAGAACATTTCTAGGACTGTCAGCCACAATAGATTCAATTTCAATCTGTTCACCTTCTTCATCTAAGATTTTTTTCTTTCTGCGCGAAAATTGCTTGATTGAAATATTCGTAACATCACCTATTATGGCCACCCCCCCTCATGTGTTTCTTGATCATCGATTCGACAGTCCTACTTAATTCTTTGTGACTAAGAGGTTCTACTGAATTGTTATTGGCTGTTTCTGCTAGTTGCAGTATACAGTTCGGTTCTACTGACCTGCTCAAGAGTCCGCCTACAAATTTTGCAAGTGTATCATTTCTGCTGCCTTCATCGCCGAACCCTAGGACAACCATTTCAAATAATTCAGTTGTCCTGTTTCGTTTACCAGCTCCTTTGCTGATTTGATAGTAGATATTATCCAGGTCGCTACCAGAGTTCTTTTTGTTGTATTCCTTCTTAATAGCCATAACAAGAGCTCGACTAGCAGTGACCATCGTGCCCCCCTCTTTAGATTTTTCTAAGTCCCAGGCATATTCTCCTTTTGGGGTCTTAGATGGAGCAACTAAAACATAGTTGTTTGGATGCGCCTTGATATCGACTCCAGGTAGAAAGCCTATCATTTGGGTCATGGTCACGTCTGGATGCTTAAAGTAAAAGATATGTTTGCCACCACTTGCAGTTCTTGCCTGCAGCGTTGGAGTTATCAAGTTCAGATGTTCCCAATTGGCCAAGCTCTCGTATCCGTTATGCTTACCGTGTAAGTCAATATCGATTACGAAAAATTTGTCAGTCCGAACAGCAATGTTGCTATCCGGATACTGAGTCCAAAAATCCTCAATTTCTTGCGCAGTCAAAGCTGGTTTATCAGCAAATTTGATCATCGGTTGCTTATTTGAAGGACTAATAGGAATAACCGAAAATCCTTTTTTTTGATAAGCCAAGGCATGTTCTTTCATTCCCATTTAGTAACTCCTTAGAATGGTAAATCGTCGTCTTGAATATCCATCGGGTTGTCATTCCCAAATGTATCATTCGAACTTTGTTGATTACGACTTTCCAACATTTGGAAATTCTCAGCCACGACTTCTGTCACGTAGACACGTTGTCCTTGCTGGTTATCGTAACTACGAGTCTGAATACGGCCTGTCACTCCGATAAGTGAGCCTTTTTTAGCCCAGTTTGCAAGATTTTCGGCTTGTTGGCGCCACATAACGCAGTTGATAAAGTCAGCCTCGCGTTCGCCATTTTGACTCTTGAATGTACGGTTTACTGCAAGAGTAAAAGTCGCAACTGCTACATTTTGCGGTGTATAGCGGAGTTCAGCATCACGGGTCATGCGCCCTACAAGTACAGCATTGTTAATCATTATTTTATTACCTCCAAAATTCTACTGAACGTACTCTCATGAAATGAGTATAATCCAGGGTTATTTCTCTTCAAAGGCTTGATAATTTTAGTAACAATTTCTTTTAAGGACATATCTGAAATTTCAAGCCAAAAGAAATCGTTCTTAGTGTAGTTGTAAACACAATCAATTTCTCCGTGCTTATAACATACACCCCAAATCTCACCTTGATGCTGATAGACTAGGATCTTATCATAATAATCAATCTGTAATTCAATCGGACGTTTGCGCCCCAGTTCCGTATATCTCATTACTCAATACCTCTTGCTTTCTTCGCATCTGCGATAATCTTCTGAGCTTCCTTCAATCGATCAGCTGGAATGCTTTCAGGTTTGTCAACACCCATTTTATCGATGAACCATTTTCCAATTGTTGCAGCAGGACTCCCTGTAGCCTCAGCCATATTTTTGAGTTCTGTCCGAATGGCTTTAGCCTGTGCTCCTGTAATTGTTTTGGCTCCGTTACTTTTAGCTGGAGCATTAGCCGGTTGCTTTTGCTGGCTATTTGTTTTTTGAGCTGGTTTTTGCGACGTACGGCCTGCTTGGCTATTCTGATTATGATATTCATCCGTATCAGGATCCTTGTTGTCATCAATCATAAAGAGTCCGTTTAGCGCGTACTTACGTGCATAGCTGGATGCAGCACCTGTAACTTGACTACCATCCATCCCTTTTTTGCTATCATCTTCTCTAGCATAGGCTGTAGTCCCAATAGTTTCACCAACCGCATAAAGAGTCGCAGTTGCTTCAACATAGTACCTGTCACCGATTTGTACAATTTCATCTTGTAAAATCAATACCGCATCATGTTCCTTCAGTATTGGCTTCAGCGCTTCTAAGATGTCCTCTGCGCTTCGATAGCTGTACTTCCCAAAACTGTTATACTGTCCTTTGGGAGCAACTAAACTCTGCTGGATGCTCTGTAAAGTGACAAAGATTGGGGATTGTTGTTTTGTTACCATACAGTTCCCCTTTATAAACTTCTCAATAGATCAAACAAATCAGACTTAGTATTTTGACGCTCGATTTTTTGAACATCGCCACCATTTGGATAAGTAAGTTCAAACGTAGCCTTAACCCGAATAATCTCCAATCCGTGTACTTTGGCCAATGATTTTACCGCTGTTTTCTGTTCGAGATAAGAATTGTATGTCATTGTAAGAGCACCTCGAATATCGTCTACAAAACTGGCCTTGGTAGCTAATGAAGAACAATTGTTCTTGAGTTCATTTAAAAAATGTCCGCTTTGTTTGTCACGCATTACAATATAATCACTTGAAAGTTTCATTTTGATTCTCCTTAAATTTGATAATCTTCTGGGTATTTTGGAGCAAGAGGTCTGTAATTAGATTCTGCTTTCTTTCCACATTTCTCACATTCCATATTTGGGACCACGTTATTATGAAAGTTTGCGTCATCATATCCGCTATTAATTTTCATGAAGCCACAATGTTCACATTCATATTCTGCTGTGAAATCTCTTCAGTATTGACTGATAATTTTTTTAATTCGCATTCGATTCTCCTTAGAAATAAAATTCAATGACACGCACGTCATGTTGTTGACGGCTGCCTGTTACTCGCCATAAAAGTTGGCGATAATCGTCATAATCTCCATCAGATGGATTAACGGGGTCTAAGACCACAATAGTTTTAAATTTATGCTGAAGGCCATCAACTCCTACACCCAAAACCTGGCTTGTAGCAACCACATTTGTCTGTTCAAGAGAGTCCTTCTTGTCTCCAGTCCAAATACCAATTTCCGGGTGCCGCTCTCTGATGACCTCTACAATCTGCTTGGATTTGCTAACTATCAACATTTCTGTCCTACTTGCTAGTAGAAGATCCAATTGAAGTAGCATTGGAGTATCTGCATTGACAGCCTTCAACTTCGGAAAGTCAACCTCAAATCCTGTCTGGATTAAATATCGTTCAAAAGTCTTTCGACCAAATGTTTGTTTGGCCATGGCGTACTTACCATCTTTTCCAACAATATTCAATTTCCTAAATTGTTCCAATTCGTTCGGGTTAGCTGTTAGACACCAGATAGGTTCAAAGACAACCTCAAATCCGTTGTTTTCTTCGGCTTCCTCAATAGTTTCTACTTCTTCCCAGCGGAAGAAGTTGGGCAGATTACTTACATAGTTTTCATAGTCTCGGAAATCATCCCATTCTTGCTTAGAATAGCTGAACTTGGAATATTTCATTTTTCCATGAGCCAGTTGCCAGTTTTCTCTTTGATTAGGATCAGCCATCCCAAAAAATGTTTTTTCCAGAGGGTAGAAGTTTTGCCCCTTCTTCCTGATCGGGGTTGCTGATAGTCCAACTGTATAGCCACGTTTGACCTTGCGATAAGCCTTCACGTTGGCATCACTAGACATGTTCTGCCACTCGTCAATAATGAATACATCACACTCAATAGACTCACCGCTTGCAAGTCTGTTTTGCAATCTACGGTCCGTCATCGTTTCTAATTCAAAATCAGTGTCGTATCCTAGATTTTGATAAGTGCTATTCCATCCGTTCAGGATAGCTAAACGATTATTGATAACCAGGACTTTTTTTGCTGACTTGTGCTTTGCTATTTCAAAAGCACAGATGGTCTTACCACGGCCGCCGTATGCCTCAAGAAAGATCCCAGGACAATTATGGTCGCTTCGCTTAACTGCTTCAGCTTGCCATTTGCGTAATTCGATTGCCAATGTCCACAATCACCTCCTCGATGTCATTCCGTTGGGCATAAAATAGCCCAAGCCTTGCAGCTGCCCTCACATCATTGTGATGGCTTTTTTCAAAGGACCATAACCCAAGAGCTTTCAGCAAGTCATTTGGTATATCTGTCTGATACCCTGCATTACGCTGCAGAACCAAGTCCGGATAGCATAGTTCAATGGCTGCAATAGTTTCTACAACTGAGTTGTCCCTGGAATAATCATTGTCCCTAACTTCGAATTTTTCAACGACTACTATGTCGAATTCAAGACTCCGGCCAATTTTCTTAAACCAAGTTTTAAAATTTTGACCACCATAAGGTACTACCCAATAATCGACCAGCTTCGCATTATCCAAGAGTACAATTCCTGTTGTACTGGTTTCAATTTTGTTGCTTGATGGATCAATTGCTAAAATCCTCATTTGATCACCAACTTCTCTGTTTGAATGAGTTCCGCACCTTTGACTTTCTTGCCAGATTTCAGCAACTCTTTGAGTGTTTTTTTATCCGGTGCAAGCGTCACTTTTTTTGTAAAATATTTTTTCGGAAGGTCGTCTTCGTTGACCTTAACTGATTCTGGATTCTTAGCAATTTTTATAGTAAGAGCACCGCTCTTAACTTCGGTTTGCCCCGTGACATTCATAGCTGTCATAATGTTGTCCTTGACATAATCCAGCTTTTTCTGTGCCGCCTGTTTCTTCGCTTTGAAGCTCTCTTCCTCAGCCTTGTACATGGCCACGTCGGCTTCTAGATTCTTGATAACATGGGCATACCCTTCTGCTTTCTGTTCGAATTGTTCTTGCCAATCGATAGCCTCAAGCGTGTCTGCTTTTGTTTCATCATCGATATCCAATTGGTAAATTGTCAGGAACTGCCCTGTTAGTTCGTATAAACTAGCCATTTTTTTCTACCTCTCTAATTTTGTTTGTAAGTTTTGTTAGCCCAATACCAGTTTTAGTCAAATCAGCGTTGGACGTAAATAGATGATTTTGATTCATTCTAGCAATTTCGTTTTTAGATAAACATGCCAGGTTTGAAATATCATAGTTTGTTTTATCACCGTCCAGGAAAACGATTGAATGCCCTTTTGGTATCGGGCCAAAATTGTCCTCCCAAACCTTGCGATGTTTCAAAACCCATTGATTAGGTTCTCCGATTTTTTCTTTTGGATAACCGTCTGTTGTGTAGTTGATAGTACCGACAGGAACATAATTCGGAGGTCTATTACCCTTTTTGAACTGCCCGCTGTTTTTGGGCATATTGGGATACTTCTTCCCCTTATTGTGAGGAGTCTGACCTTTCTCGAATCTTCCCGTCAAACCACTATGTAGATTATTATTTCTCCGATAACTCTTAATCTGTTTCTCAGTCAGTGATAATCCGAATTTTCGGTTCATTTCATTGGCGACATCGCGAGAAATCTTATTTTTTTGGATGGACACAAGGTAGTCGTGTTGCTCCTTAGTCAGCAATCTACCTTGATATACTTTTCCAACTGGTAACCCTAAACGTTTACGCACACCGCCGATTTGAGTCTTGTTGTAATTCGTACCAAATTTCTCATTTAGTAACCTGGTCACTTCAGGAGTTAATCGACCAGGGCATATCTCATGCATGTACTCCGTGTACTCATCCTTCCAGAAAAGCGATCGGGGCATTGACTTCACCTACCTTGTCTTTGAATTTTTCAGCATCTAGCGCCAGCTGGCCAGCTTGTAGGATTTGGCCAGAGATAGCGACCATCTGTTTTGATCGTTGGAGTTCCGTCTTTAATTCATCAGCAGTAAGATCCCTGTCGTCCAATGCTTCCAACTGAGCGAAAAGAGTATTGGTTAAATCTGTCAATTTATTTCGTACCATCTACTTAGTCACCTCTTTCATCAATTTATTAGCTTCTTTGATTAGCAAACGCATAACGTTGCTATCCGTTTCTTTCTCTGCTGCTCTTGTCAACATATCCACCCACTCACGTCTAGTATCATTCTTCCAATCAACCAACTCAGTGAGTGCCTGTGTATGGTTATAGTAAGGCGAGTAGTCGTATGACTTATCTTCCAAGCGAACGCATCTACCTGCCTTGATGTCTTTGGCTAAGTTCGCTCTCACATTACTATTTGTTGTACCAACAGCCTCGGCCACTTCATCATATGAGGCAGCAGGGTGCTCTCTATAATATTCCCTGATTCGTTCAGCTTGAGTCATGTTTCTACTCCTTAACTAGCCCTACAGGCGGTTCTACATCATAAGTAAATTGTTTGTCTGAATTTCTCAGGTTCATCCGTGCGACATTACTCGCTATTTGCTGACGCTCTTTTTGTTTCATTTCAGCGTGGTCATCCAGTGTATTTACTAGAGACCAGAGCCCGATTCCGACGATTGTTACCAGGTAAATGTATTCCATCATTTTACATTCTCCTTTTCCTTGTAGATTGCTACAATTTTCTTCAAGTCTGCGATTTCTTGATTCGCTTCTTGAAGTTTTTCTTGTGTTTCAATCAGTGATCGATTGAGGTCCAAGGCGACCTCTTTCCAGTCGAGATTGATTTCTTTGACCTCGACCTCTTTCAAGTCAGTGTCAGCTTCTTCGACCTCTTCCGAAAAGTAGTTTTTAATTCTTGTTAGTAGGTTCATGTTTAAACTCCCAATTGTTTTTCTCGCTTGATATTTTCTAGCATCTCTGCCAAAGTTTCTTTTTTGGCACGATAGCGATTCCGACTTTTCCATTTGACAAACAATCGAAATCCTTCATAGTTGATAAAGACAATCTTATGTGTCGGGTTGTCAATAAACTGTTTGAAATCAGGATGTTCTCGCATCTCAGTAGCCCATACCTTTGCGGTAGCAAGGGTTAGTCCATCCCACATCTGACAAAGGTGCTTGTAATCACCGTGAGTGGCTTTTTCATTCACGCCAACTGGCTTATAAGTAATTTCCGCTTTTGGCATAGCTTTTCCTCTCTTTCTGTGGTATAATTTAGCTAGTAATTTTTGTTGAGCGCCTGACTTCTGTTAGGTGCTTTTTGTATTAGCGAATTTTGAAATCTTCAATCACACGAGCGATGAACTGATTCGCTTGCGGATTTTTCAGCTTCCCATTCAGGATATTCGTTACATCCTGACGAGTCATGCTATACTGTACTGCTAGCGTCGCCATCGTCAAATTGTGTTCTTTCAGATAATCTCTGATTTTTTGACGTCCACCATCCATGTTTGGCATAAGCAGCCCTCCTTTCTCTAAAAGTAAGAAAATGAGTTAGTAAATTATTTTATAAATTACTTGACAAAATTAATGTATAGTATTAAAATGAAAGCATAATTAAAAACCTTGATAAAACAATATCTATCAATTCTCTCGCTCGCCAAAGCTATTATTTTTAGATAAGTTTTTACTTCGTTTTTTACTAACTCACTAACTTACAAAAACTATTTTAATACTTCACATTAACTTTGTCAAGTGTTTTAATGAGAAATATTAAATATTTTTTGTCATGTTCTTAGAAAGGTTGATAAATCAATGTTTCAGACATTTGACAGAATAAAAGAACTTGCCAAAAAGCAAGGCCTTTCAATAAATTTATTGGAAGAAAAACTTGATTATAGTAGAAATACTATTTATAATCTAAAAAATTCAAAACCGTCCACTGAACGAATTTCAGAAATCGCCGACTACTTCAATGTGTCTACCGACTATCTGCTTGGTCGTACAGATAACCCAGCAATAGCGAGCGATGACAAGACAAATAAGTATCTTGGTCCAGCTGAGACTGAATTAGTCGCAGCGTTCAGAAATCAGACTCAGAACATGACCGAGGAAGAAAAGGCTCGTTTTAACAAGGCGATTGAAAGCTTGATGGTAACTGCTAAAACCCTGATGGACGATGACAGTAAGTGGAGGTAATTATGGCTAGAGAAATTATTTCACGTAGACAGTACATCCAACACTGGGATTACGCTGTCCCGGTGATCGAAGCAGTGTCTCGACAGAATAATATTCCACTTGAACAAGTTACTTTTCAGCACATCATCCGTTACTTTGAACAGACTTACAACCTTCATTTTATCTTCTTTGAAAAGGACCCGTTTCCTATGCTCCCTTCAGCCGGTCTACTTGGTTCTGAGTACATTAAATATCGAGGGATTGTCAATAATCCAGATGTTACCTACTTGGATGATATCATCTGTAAACACAATGACGGCTTTACCATTTATAGCAAAGAAAAAGAAAAGTACCTTGTTTATATCAATCAAACACATATCAAAAGACGGGTTATCTTTACCATTTTGCATGAATTAGCCCACATCGCAGCCCATTTCAGTACAGGTCGTTCTGATGAGGTCGCCCTCGCTTGCGCTAACAACTATCAGAGTAATCCGCTAGAAATAGAAGCTAACACCATGGCCTCTCTCTTTTACATCAATAATGAGCGCATGGTCTGGCACCTCAAAAACAAGCACTCATACGAGCAAATTAAACAAGCAAATACAATCAGCGATAACGCCCTTTTTAATCGATTAGTTGATTTTGTTCATTATCGGATATTGAGCTATAACGAACATTTATTGGACGATCAACAGCAACGACGAGTAGCTATTGACCTCGTTACAAAATACAAACAATATCATAATATCTTACAACAATATTATGATATTGTTGTGTAATGCTAAAAGCAGATGTGATAGCTGGTACATTGTAGCGAGGTATTAAGAAAAATAAAAACCCATAACCTCATCGGCTACGGGTAGAAAAAAGAGCATAAAGGATTCTAAATAGTTATTATTTTGGAGGTTATTATGAAATTTTGTCCTGAATGTGGCAATCCAGTAGAAGGTTACAAGTTCTGTCCAAATTGCGGTTATTCTATCGCTAACCAAGAACGGACTGAACAACCTCAGCCAGTCAATAAAACAGCTTCTCCATCTCCTGCTCCACGAAGCAGAAAAACGGACAAAGTCGGACCACTTGAGATCGATAGATATAATCGTACCTATCGTATTCATGGAGCTCAAAAAGCAAAAGACTCTTCTGGCTTGATCGGAGGAGCAATTAAAGGCTCGGTAAAAGCAGGGCTTGCAATGGGAACGATGGGATTGTCTTTGATACCGTCCTTGGTCAAGAAAGATAAGAATGACACTGATTGGTATTCATTCGAGGATTTAGTGTCGTATGAATTGATTGTAAATAATCAGACTGTTGTTTCGGGTGGTGTTGGTCAAGCTTTGGTTGCAGGTGCTATGTTTGGAGCGATTGGTGCTGTCGCAGGCGGTATCGTATCTAAACGAAAATCAACTACAAAAATTTTGAACATGACAGTCCGTGTGACCTCAAACGACTTCACAAAACCAGTGATATTCATTGACTTGATTAGAAAACCAGTAAAGAACACTTCGAAAGAGTATAAGGAAGCAGTCGAAAACGCTCAGCGAATCATGGGAGCCTTGGATGTTATCGTCCATAATTCATAAAAAAATCCCCACACTCTCCGACGGCAATCTTGAGTGTGAGGGAACCATGTAGTTATAGGAAACCTCATGCCTTTAGTTAGTTAGAATTATAAGTTAATCATTAGAGAGGCAACAAATTTGGAAAAAAAAGATAATCTTTCATTGCTATCAGAAGCGACTGGCCGGCTTATAAGTTTTGTAACAAACAATCCTCATTATCATAAATGTCATGGAATGGGGCAAAGTCTCTTAAATTATGTTGAACAATTGGAAAGAGACTTACATAAAAAAAGGCGTCGTTACAAGACATATGCTCCAGGAACTATAGTATATGTCCATTTTGGGATGAATTTTGGAGAGGAATTTTCAAAAACACATTATGCTATCACACTCTCTAAAAACGATAGGAAAGATAAGCGGACTATAACTGTTATTCCTTTAACGTCTAAACCAGGTAAAGATAAACTAAAACTTGATTTTGAATTTTCAAGAGAACTCTTTTATTTAACTTACGAAGTAGCAACTACGTCTGCTAGAAAGATAAATGACGAACTCCTAGAGGAAATAAATTCCGTTTTACCTGATAATATTGCACCTATCACTGATATAACAGATATGCCTTACTTATTCGAAAACATAGATAAGTACTACGATACATTGAAAACTGTTTATCAGAAAAAGAAAAAGTCTACTGAACTATTAGAAAAAGCTAACGAGCAAATGGATAGATTTCAGAAGAGTTTAGAGAAGACGACTTACGCAGCCTTAGATTGCATAACTACTATTGATAAAAATAAAATAGAACCACGAACATCAGAAATTGATGTTTTATCAGCTACAGTTATCGGAGATCGGCAACTGAGAAAATTATCGGATGCAATTAGCGAACGGATTATATTTGACAACTAAATAGAAATTTTGATAAAATACAGTTGGATTACCTAGATGAACTCATCTAGTGCAAAATACGGCAGGTAACTCCTGCCTCGGTCACAGCTGTACAATAATTGTGCAGCTTTTTTTGATTATACAAACAAAAAATCCCCACACTCAAATTTTGGCCGATGAGAGTGTGAGGAAATCATGTATAAGAAACAACCATTCAAAAGGTCGTTTTCTTATACCCATTTTACCAAAATATAGGAGAAAAAACAATGTGGGTAGAACAACATAAAAGCGGAAAAGTAAATTTTATTGAGAGGTATAAAAATCCTTACACCGAGAAATGGGCTAGAGTTTCAGTTCTTATGGAAAAAGATACTCCTCGTATTCGAAAAGAAGCTCAGAAACAACTTGAAATAAAGATAGCAAATGTTCTAAGCGACCTAGAAAGCTCAGAAATGCTGTTTACGGAGCTTTTCGACCAGTGGTGGTCATTCTATCAACAAGAGATAAAACGTTCTTCTATTGCTTCCTTAAGTGGGAATATCAAAGAGATAAAAGATGATTTCGGAGTGGGTATAAAAGTATCTAAGATTGATCCAAAGTATGTTCAAAATTATCTAGATAAACTCGACTGCTCTAGGAGTAAAAAAGAACGGAACAAGTCTATGCTAAATCTTGCTTTCGATTATGCTGTTGACCTTGGCATCATCAAGGACAACCCAGCTAGGAGAGCTAAGCTACCAAGAATCCAAAAGACATTAGAAGATTGGAAAAAGGTAGATCAGAAATATCTTGAAGAAGATGAAATCAAACTGCTGCTGAAAGAGTTGTATCGTAGGCCAAGCACCTATCGAATCGGATTGCTCTCTGAATTCATGAGTTTAAATGGTTGTCGCATCGGTGAAGCTGTTGGGATTGAACCACATAATGTTAATTATGAATCCAACATCCTGCAGCTTCATGGAACCTACGACCACACGAACGGATATCAAAAAGGCGAAAAAACATCTCCAAAAACTCTGGCATCCTATCGTGAAACCGTGATGACCACCCGTGAAAAAGAGATATTAGAAGAGATGGAGTTCATGAATGAACTAGAGAAGAATACCAATCCTTACTATAAAGACATGGGCTTTATCTTCACTACAAAAAATGGAGTGCCATTACAAACAAACTCTTTTAACCTGGCTCTAAAAAAAGCTAATGAAAGACTTGAAACACCAATCCAGAAAAACCTTACCAGTCACATATTCCGTCACACTTTGGTAAGTCGACTTGCTGAAAACAATGTACCGCTCAAGGCTATTATGGATCGTGTTGGTCACTCAGATGCTAAAACAACCACTCAAATATATACTCACATCACAAAACAAATGAAATCAACCGTGGCAGATGTGATGGAAAAGTATTAGTTCTTGCCCCAAAAATGCCCCAAAGCAATAAAAAAAGCCTATCGACCAAGCTAGAAAGCTTGATACAATAGGCTTTTTAAAGTGTCATTATTTAACAGCGTCTTTAAGAGCTTTACCAGCTTTGAATGCTGGAACTTTAGAAGCTGCGATTTTGATTTCTTTACCAGTTTGTGGGTTGCGACCTTTAC